ACACCGAACCAGCGGCCTCGAACCTGGCCGCGACCGGGGCTCCGACCACGCCCGAGACCTCAGAAGAGATCGAGTTGGCCGTCGCCGTGACCTGCGCCGTCACGCTCGACACGAACGCGGTCGCCGAGGACACGGTCATGTCGAACGCGCCGCGCGCCGCGTTGATGCGGGACAGGACACCGGACCGACCGGGAACCCGTGCGAGCACCGCGGCCGCGCTCGAGCCGGACATCTTGAGCAGGCCGACCTTGGCGAGCTCGCCGTCCATCGCCTGCGCCGCCGCAGCGACCGAGCTCTCCCCGGAGGTCCCGCTGGAGGCGGCCCCGGTCGGGGTCACCGCGATGTCCGCCTGCTCCTGGATGAACTCGGCCTCCGCGGACATCACGGACTCGCTGTCCGTGGTCTGCATGAACTCGCCGATCGAAGCGAGGAAGCGGCCCTCGATGGGGTGCTGGAAGATTGCGGTCTGGCCGCTGTTCTTGGCGTCCTCGAGCGCGCGCAGTGAATCGAGCGGCGATGGGGCGTCGGGGAAGTCATCGAACTGCAGCTGGAGGCGAACGCGGCGCACGCGCAGGCCGCGGTCCTGTACCGGGTGGATGTCGCCGCTGGACAGCTCGTGCACGACCTGGGTCCGGCCGCCGTCCGTGTGGACTTGCGACGCGAACAGCCGGACGTTGCCCCATCTGCATTCCAGGAGCTCGGTGGGGTCCGCCATCTACTTGCGCCTCCGGTCCGAGGCGTTGCCGCCCGCGGTCGCGATCGGATTGCCGTCGACCTCCACCCTGACCGGGGCCGGGAGCTTGGGTAGAAACTGCGTCATCAGGCCGACGAGTTTGGTGACCGCATCGGTCTGCTTTTGTAGAGACTGCTGGATGAGCTTCGCGACAACGTCCCTGTTCGAGGAGTCCTTTGTGATGACTAACAGAGCGCGCAGCTCTTCAGTGGAATACTGACCCGCCTCGCGGCGGATGGTCGGACGATTGTTTTGCCCCTCGCGCAAGGGCCCCACCATCGGAGACGAAATGGTCCTATGCAGTTTTCCAGACAACTGATCGCGTAGGCGATCCTCCATGTCCTGTTCGCGGCCGAGCTCGGTCCCGACCGCCTCGTCCCGCATCTCGATGAAATCGGGATCGGACATGTCGACCTGGGGATGCTTCTTGTGAAAGTCGTGCTCGTACTGCGCGCGGAGAATCGTCTGTCTCTCATTCATCCGCTTGGCTTTTGCCTCCGTGGCCTCGTCCTCGTCCTTGCTGCCACCCCCGAGAGCATGACCCAGATCGACCAACGCCTGGAATCCGAACACGATGCCCTGCGCCGCCTTACCCGCAGCCTCGATGGCCGATGCGAACGCGTTAATCACCTCGGGGCTAGTGGCCTCGGCCACGCTCTGATGAACCCGCGCCATCGCGATCTGGACGCGCCCGGCGGCCGAGGCCGAGTAGGTCGCGAGATCCTGCTGCACCACGCCGTTGCGGTGGCCGGCCTCCTCGAGCTTGTCGTACTCGCCAAGCAGCTTGTCGAGCAGCTGGTAGGAGCGCTCCGACTCGCCGCGGCCGAACGCCTTGATCAGGGCGGGGCGGTCGCGCTCCAGCGACGAGTGCTTGATGTTCTCCAGGATCTTCCCCATCGTCAGCAGCTCGGTGCGCGAGCCGGGCTTGAAGATCTGGACGCCCGCCTTCTCGAATAGTTTCGCGTGCTGCGGGATCGATCGGTACAGGCGCAGGAGCCCGGTGCCGGCCTCGCTGGCCGAGCCGAACCCCGTGCGGACCACCTCGAGCTGGGCAGCGAGCTCGATCGCGCCCTGGCGTCCGGCGATCCCGAACTGGGCATAGACCGGCGCCAAGGACACCATCTCTTGCGCCATTTGGTTGAAGTGGACCGCGCCGTCCTTCGACAAGTTGACCAATCCCCCGATCGTGTTCTCCAGCTCGCTATCGGGGATGTTCAGCGAGTGCTGCAGCGCGTACACCACCGTTGCCATGTCGTTGATGTCGGCTCCGGTGGCCTGCGAGGACCTGGCGAGCAGGCGCATCTTGTCGGTGTTGTAGGCCGCGGCGCCGGCGAGGTCGACGTAGGCGCGAGCGCCGCGCAGCACTTCGTTCGCGTTGACGCCGGTATCCGCCGACGCCTGGCGCATGGCGGAGCCCACGGCCTGCAGCTCGCTGCCTCCAATGCGGGCGGCAATGCCGAACCTCGTGAGCTTGTCGCTGAACTCGTAGACCTGACGGCCCTGATCGATCAGCGCGTCCATCCCGCGATGCGTGATATCGCGCAGGACCGTGCGCCCCACCTCGTGACCGAGCGCCCCGAGACCCTTGTTCGCGAGACCAAACGATGCACCACCAAGGTTCTTGCCGAACGTGGTTACGATCCCGAACGCCTTGCGCAGGTTCGAGGCCAGGGTGGCCGTGTTGACGCCGAGAGTGATTGATGCGGTAGGCGGCATGGTCAGGCCATCCCATCAAAGTGGGCGTTGTAGAAACGCGTGACGCCGAGCGGGAGACTTTCCCGGTCGGCGCCTGTCGCTGTCGATCTGACCTCGATCTCGCCGACTAGGATTCCCCAATAGAAGACTGCGTCGTCGGTGAGCTCGCAGGCTGGACGGCCCCAGTAAGCAGCCAGTTGGACAGCGCAACGACACCGCAGGACAGCAAGAGCGCTCGATTTTTTTTTTCGATGCCCAGCCTGATCGCGTCGATCTCGTCGGCGGTCAGCGCGTCCGACGACAGCGGGGAGAGCCGCTCGCGGACGTCGTTGTAGACCAGGCCGCAGACCGACAGCATGTCGACGTCCAGCGCACACCAGTCGGCCGCCGAGCCAGCGCGCTCATCGATCCGGTTCGGGTGACGAACCGACCAGGCCAGCGTAAGCGCGAGCCGGCGGCTGCCGTAGGCCGCCGCGTTGAACGCGGTCGGCGGCAGCTTGAGCGCCTCCATCTGCGAGAGCACGGCGCCCTCGATCTCGGCAACCACCATGTCGCCCGGCATCTCGACCCAGACGTTGCCCAGGAACGCCATCTCGACGAACGCACCGCGCGGGGTGGCAGCGCGGCGCTGCGCGAACAGCGAGTCGACCTTCGCCGGCGGAGCCGCCGCGGCCGCGAGCTTGCTGACGAGCAGGCTCACTGATCCTCGATCGGCTGCAGCGAGACGATCTCGATCTCGTCCTCGTGGACGCCCTCGGGATCCTTCGAGGTGTCGGTCTTGGAGACCTGACAGAACAGGTACGACTTCTTGCGCCCGTTGCCCTCATCCTCGGTGGAGATCGTGAAGAACTTGTCGGTGTCGTTGGCGTAGTCCCAGTCGACCTCGGGAACCTGACCGACCGTACGGATGCAGGTCATCGTGATGGTCAGGCCGCCTTGCTTCTTGCGCGTGCCTGCGCCGCGGTTGACGCCGACCGTGGTCACGACCTCGCGCGATGCGTTGTCCTTTACGTCGAACTTCTTGACGGTCAGGAGCTGCTTGCTCGCGCCGCGCGGCCCGGGCATGTCGATGAAGATCTTGCCCTGGGAGACGAAGTTGTTGGGTAGGGGTCCGGCCATGGCGTGCTCCTTACGAGACCGTCACGTTGTGCTGCCAGACGATCTGATGCTGGCTGCCCAACGGGTGATAGAAGATCGCCACGTTGCTCCGGCCCGACACGACCAGATCGTGCTCGACCACGCAGGCCGCGATGTCGGCCTCGACCTGATCCGGGTCGACCACCTCGACCACGGCCTCCGAGCGAAGGATCGACGCCACCATCTTCTTGATGAGGGTGTCGGTCAGCGTCGACTGCCGGACGCCGTCCGGGTTCGCATCCGATCCGAACCGCTGCTCGGCGGCGATGTCGATCTGGATCGCGATACCGACCGAGGTCCGCGGGATGCCGATGTCGCGCACGCGATCGTCCGGCTGACTGCTCGAGGTCGTGTGCGAGGTCACCGCGCGCTCGCACTTCGCGAGGTTCTGCGTGATCGCCCCGGTCGAGTCGATGACAGCCGTGAACGGGGTCAGGCCGGCCGCGAGCGCCGTCTCGACCTCGGCCGCGGTGTAGATCGTGGCGGCGACCGGCGGGTAGAGCGGAACGCGCACCCCGTCGTAGCTAGCGTTGAGCCGCTCGCGCGAGAAGATCATCATCGCGTGCGCGGTCGCCATCTCGCCGGCCGTGTTCAGGCAGCCCTCCATCGAGGCGAACTGCACGGCCTTGTCGTTGGCCGCCGCGGCGAGCGAGGTCGCCGTGCCGATGGTGCCCATCTCGCCCACGAAATAGAACGCCCACGCCTTCGAGGCGGCGCCCCAGCGGACCGCGACGTCCGCCAGGATCTCGGTGACGTCCGCGGCCGCGTGGTTCGCGAACACGATGCCGTCGTAGCGAAGCGGCGACAGCGCATCGAGCGCCGGCTGGTGGTCGGTCGCGCCGGTGCCCGCGACGGTGGTCGCCACGGTCGCGACCATGCCCGCGACCTGGATGTCGCAGGTGACCTTGACGTCGACGCCGTTCACGCCCTTGGTGGCATGAGTCAGAGTCACCACGTTGGTCGCCACGGTCGCGATGACCGGGAGTTCGGCGGCGCGCGCCTTGAACGCGTTGGCGATCGCGGTCGCGTTGGTGTTCTGGCTGTCGCCGTTGCGCACGCCGACGATGAAGGTGCGGCCCGCGATGCGGAAGGTCTGGTTACCGTCGGTGGTGGCCGTGCCCACGCACGTGATGGTCTGGACGTTGGCCACGCCGGCCGACTCGGCAACCGCGACGCAGAACACCCGCGGGCCGGCCTGGAATAGCCGGGCGCAGGCATCGGCCTCGCGCCGCATGAGCGCCAGCTCCGAGCTCTGGCCGAACAGGTTGTCCACGTCGGTCGTGGTCATCCCGGTGGTGTCGTACACCGTGCCCGCCGTGGCGGTCGCGCCGGTCGTGAGCTTGGCCCCGATCAGGGCGATGCGCAGCGGCACGTCCGTCAGCCGGCCGCCCGAGCGCAGGAAGGTGAACGTGTGGAAGGTCTGCGGGCGCAGCAGCGAGTTGGGTACGCCGGTCTGGATGCTCACGAGGTGGCCTTTCCGAGCTCGAGGGCCTGGCGCTCCGCGATCACGACGCGGCCACCGGGGAGCTCATTCGGCGCCGCCGCCAGGTGGACGCCCACGGCTGCGCCGCTCATGTTGCACGGCACGAGGTCGCCGCGCGCGATGCTGCGGCGGATCGCGCTCGACCCGGCGAAGCGGACGCGGATGATCTCGCCAGCCTTCGCGCACAACAGGGCGCCGCCCGGCTCGACGCCGTCCGTGTCGTGCACGGGGGTCAGCCGGCCCGGGGGCGCGGTCACGGTGATGTGCGATGGGTCTGGCATGGGCTCCTACGCGAGATCGTCCAGGTTGACGTCGACGGTGCGGATGTCGGTCTTGGCCGCCGGCAGATGGACCTCGGCCGGGTTGACCGCGAGACGGACCCGGATCGACTCGAGGAGCTGGTCGACCGTGCGGAACTCGTCGAGCTGCGTCAGCACCGTGACCTTGTAGGTCTGCAGCCAGATCGTGATCGGCTGCGCGGTGATGACCTCTTCGGTCGACACCGGAACGATCTGCTTGATGTCGGTCCCGGCGTCTGCGATCCGCTGCCCGAGCAGCAGCTCGCGCGCGTGCTCGAGGGCCACGTGGATCCCCGGGTCGGCCATGTCGCTGGCCAGGCCGGCGGTGTCGATCTCCATGCGGCCGACTTGCTGGTTGCGAGCGTTGCTCGAGGAGAAGTAGACGAGTAGGTCAACCTCCTCCTTGAACGCGAACCCGCCGATCGTCTCGATCTTGCCGCGGCCGTCGCCGACCGCCACCGCGATCGATGGAGCCTTCGACAGGGACGAGACGAACTGCGCCACATCGTCGCTGTTCATGTTCGGCTTGAGCGTGAACCCGAACGGCATGACCTCCATGAGGTAGCCGCCGGCGCTGCGCTTGAGCCCGGAGAGCAGCGTGACCGCGCCTTGCTGGAGGCGCGTGCGCTGCGGCTTGGTGTGGCCGGAGGCGAACTCGTGCGCCATCACGGCCTCCGCGCGGCGGCGAGCAGGGCGGCCTCGAACTTCTTTTTGGCGTGATCGAGCAGCCAGCTCGAGATCCACAGGAACTGACGCCGCGGCAGCTTCGCGCCGTTGCCGACCGTGCCGCCGTGCTGGTGGACCCAGCTGAATCGCCGGACGCGCGACAGGACCAGGAGCTCCTTGGCGCTGGGCTTGAGCTGCAGCGCGGTCGGGAACCGGCCCATCAGCTTCGTCGGCCAGTTGCGGTTGCGGCCTCGCTTGTCGCGCCCGCGGGGTCGCGTGCGGCGCTCGAGCGTGCTCGGAGCGAGGCCCGGCCAGTGCTGGTCCGGGGACTCCTCCTTGTTCCAGTGGTGGCGCTGGTCGAAGCGCGTGGGCCCGCGCAGGTCGTTGAAGACCTTGCGGGTGTCGAGGCGCGCGATGCTCGAGAACCACCGGCGGAAGCCGCGGAGGTCGATCGTAGCGTGGACTGCGAGCAAGGGCGGCATCAGGCGTACCCTCGCAGGCGCAGCGCCGAGACCTTGAGGCTCGGATCGCGCGGCGCGGCCTTGTCGATCACCTCGGTTGCCGCGGCCAGCTCCGGCTCGACGCCGAGGGACACGAGACCCTGCGCCACCTGCATGAGCCACTTGCGGTCGATCTCCTCGCGCTGGAGATCGTCGGCGAGCGGCTGGCCGTTGTACAGGTTGCGGCGCAGCACGCGCACCGCCCACGAGGCGGTCTTGAGCTTGACGATGTCCGGGATCGCGGCGGCCACCGCGGTCACCGAGATCCGGTGGCCGATGTAGCTCGCCAGTTCCGCCGTGGCTTCCGCGATGGCGGCCGTCACCACCGCGTGATCGACCGCGCCGCTGAGGTTGCCGTCCTGATCGCTGAGCTGGGCGAGCTTGGCAGCCCCGCCGGCAGCGGTCTGGACGTCAGCCTCGACGCAGTACGCCACGAGATCAGTCCTTGCCCCCGAACCCGTCCGGGTCCGGCAGGTCCTTGCCCGCGCGGCGCGCCGCGCGCAGGCGGGACGGCGACATGTCGCCGGCGTCGGGCGCCGACATGCGGGCCTCGCGCAGGATCCGCGCGTTGTCGGCGCGCAGCTTGGCGATCTCGGAGTCCCGGTCGGCCACCTCGCGGCGAAGGCCGAGGACCTCGGCGTCGGTCGAGTTGCGACCGCGCACGTTGAGGGCCGGATCGTTCAGGATCATCTCGGCGCCCGAGATCGTCACCGAGGCGCAGCCCGCGGCCGGCTCGTCCAGCTCGCCGATGACCGCGACCTCGGTCGGGGCCTGGTCGTTGAACACGCAGCCCGCGCGGCTGCGCCGCTTGAGGCCGCGGCCCGCGGTCACGAACAGGCGATCGCCCGGCTGCGGCAGGGGCAGTCCGGCGGCGCGGTTCGCGGCGGCCACCCGGGCGCGCTCCTTGCGCTCGTTGGACTCGATCACGGACGCGTGCAGCGCCTCGACCTCCTCGGTGGTCGGGACAGAGATCTGCATCGTGTTAGCGGGGTTCATGGGCGTCCTTGTCCGAGGGAGATCGCGTTCTTAAAAGGTCAGCCGCTGGGCGGGGAATCGAACCCCGCGGGCCGCCCGACGCGGCCAGCGTGTCGCTCGTGGATTACGAGCCGGGGCCGCCCACGATCTCCTGGGGGAGACCGTACGCCGCGCCGAACTCGGCCTCCAGGCCGTAGTAGTAGGTCCCGTCCATGAAGACCTGGTAGCCCTCCTCGACGGAGAGGAACTCGGCGGCGCGCTTGATCTGGAGGATCACCGCGCTCGAGGTCATCGGCATGAGGAACCACTCGAGCCCGGTCAGGGTGACGCTGGTGCCGAGCACGCTGGTGGTGCGAGCCTGGATCCAGGGGCACATGACCGGGGTCGCGGTCATCTTGTCGAGGTTCTGCGGCAGCACGAACCCGCCGATGGATGCGGTGTCGAGCTGGAGGACGTTGCGCACGGCGACGCGGTTCGCCGGGCCGTGCAGCAGCATCATCGGGCCGGAGCCGATGTTGACCGGGATGCCCTGCTCATTCTTGAGAGAATAGAACAGGTTCATCGCGGACTGGAACACCGACGCCGAGAACGCGCCCGTGACCTTGTTGCTGTACTGGAACGCGGCGACGCCGGTGTCCGACGAGCGGAACGTGTGATCGGTGTCGATCAGGTTCTGCCCGTCGTACGTGGCGCCCAGCGCCGTGCCCGCGACGCCGGCGCAGAGCATCGTGATCGCGAGATCGTCGAGGGCCTGCGGGTAGCGCTCGCCAAGCTGGTCGATCTTCGGGCCGTAGATCCCCAGCTGGTCGTTGATGATGTCGCCCTTGCCGATGGCGATCGAGACCTCGTGGGGCCGCGTCACGATGGGCAGGTTCTCCGCGGAGATGCGCGAGATGAACTTGGGGCCCTCCCACATGCGCATCTTC